ATCTGAACTATAAATTCCATTATTAGAAGCTCTTTAAGTATTAAAATATTATCTGGAATATTCAATCTAATAACATAATAATCAAAAATACCTGTAGCAATTTGAATGAATAGTGAAAAATATACACTTAATTTAAGTAATTCCATTTATATAGATTAATAAAAATAAAAATTAAAATATAAATATAAATAGTTAAAACTCTCACACCAACTAATAATTAATTATTTAAAATAAAATTGATTTAATTTAAACAATATAAAACTATTGTAATATATTATAAGAGATGTCTAAGTTCCAAACTTCCAATATGTCTATTAACTGTTCGAAAGTAATTGGAATCCAATTTAGTATTCTGTCACCCGATGAAATTAGAAAAGGGTCTGTTGTTGAAATTACGAGTAGAGATACTTATATAAATAATAAACCTGTAATTGGTGGTCTGTTTGATCCTCGGATGGGTGTTTTAGAACCCGGTTTAATTTGTCCTACAGATGGCTTAGATTATATGCAAACACCCGGTTACTTCGGTCATATTGAATTAGCACGCCCAGTATTTTATATACAATATTTAACAACTATTTTAAAGTGTTTGAGATGTGTATGTTTTAAATGTAGTAAACTTTTGATTAGCAAAGATAAATATAAACAGGCGCTCAAGCTACAAGGTGATGCTAGATGGAAATACGTATTTTCCTTATGTAGTAAAGTAAAGCGTTGCGGTGATGATAGTGAAGATGGTTGTGGTTGTTTGCAACCAAATAAAATAAAAAAATCTGAAATCGCAACTATTATTGCCGAGTGGAAAAATGAGGGTGAATCAGCACCGATTATTATAAAAGTTACTCCTGAAATGGTTTTGAAAATATTTAAGAGAATTTCTGATGATGACGTGACATTTATGGGATTCAGTCCTGTGTATTCTAGACCAGATTGGATGATTTGTCAAGTTTTAGCAGTTCCACCTCCAGCTGTCAGACCATCTGTAAAGCATGACGCACAGCAAAGATCTGAAGATGATTTAAGTCATATGTTGGTGAATATTTTCAAGACGAATAAAACTTTGCAAGAGAAAATTCAAAACAATGCACCATCAAATGTAATTGATGAGATGACGAATGTATTGCAGTATTACATTGCTTGTCAAATTGATAACAAACTCCCCGGTGGTAATCCAGTCGCACAGCGTTCAGGCAGACCTTTGAAATCTATTAAAGACCGTTTGAATGGTAAAGGCGGACGTATGAGAGGCAACTTGATGGCAAAACGCGTAGATTATAGCGCACGTTCAGTTATCACTGCGGATCCGAATATTTCCATTAAAGAATTAGGTGTGCCTTTGAAGGTTGCAAAAAATATTACCAAACCTGTAATTGTGAATGCGATTAACAAAGCATTCTTGACAAAGTTGGTGCGCAATGGACCGGATGTTTGGCCTGGTGCGAAGATGTTGGAAAAGCACAATGGTGAGACCATTACATTGCGTTACTTTACAGATAGGAATTCAATTATTTTGGAAGAAGGCGACACCGTTCATCGTCATATGATGGATGGAGATGCTATCCTATTTAATCGTCAACCTACATTACACAGAATGAGTATGATGTGTCATATCGCACGGATTATGATGCGAGGTGATACTTTCAGAATGAATGTAGCTGACACAAAACCATACAATGCCGATCAAATTTAATACCATCGAGGTTGGCAAAAGAGGGCGTTAAAAGCGTTAAACCCTCTAGTGAATAAATCAATAATTGAGGCAAATAATATAAAATATAAAACAATTTAAAAAATATACAATAATGTAAAATAATGACTACAAAACCTGAAAATGTCGTCAATAAAACTTGCTCTAAATGCGAAGAAACTAAACCTTTGGGGGAATTTTACAAACGTGGCTTAATTTGTTGTGAATGTAATAACTCTAAAAGACGACAAAAATATAAAAATAATGAAGAACATAGAAAAAAATTAATAAAATTAGCAACTGACTTTAAGCATGAAAAAGTCATTGAAAGACAAAAATTAAAAGAAGAAGAACAAAATAAAATAGGTTTAGAAAATAAGCAATGTAAATATTGCAATGTAATTAAACATAAAGATAGATTTCGTCATAATCGTTTGAAATGCCGAGATTGTGAAAGAGATGAACCAACTGAAAAGTTTAAGCGTTATATAAGAACACGAATTTACAATTGTTTAAGAAATAAAAATAAGTCTATGCACTCTGTAGAGTATTTAGGTTGTTCTTCTATTGAATATTTTAAATGGATATTTAATTATAATAATAATTGCACTTTGGAAAATCATGGCAAAGAATGGCATATAGACCATGTAATTCCTATTTCCAAGTTTGACTTGAATATTCAAGAAGAACAATTATCAGCTTTTAACTGGAGAAATACAATGCCTTTGTCGTCTAAAGAGAATTTATCAAAAAATAATAAAATTATAAAAGAACAAATAGAAAACCATTATAAAACATTAATAAAATATCATTTAGAAAACAAACTTGATTTGCCTCAAGTATTTATTGATTTATTTGCGAAACACCTTGCTGACGGGAATCCCTTAAAGCTATCACTACCACTCACTCTTGGAAACATAAGTGAGGAACACGATTAATAGTCGTACCCAATGGTAATAAAGTGATAGATGATTACTGAAAAGTATGAAATAGGCAATCCGCAGTGTTACTTCCTAAGTCCGTTATGATAGGATATGGAAGGCACTCAGAGACTGAACGGGTGTTGGTCGATAATGAAGAGCTAATCACTCTGAATCGGCTTAAGATACAGTCCTTCCCCTTGGGAAACCTAGGGGTTCAGTATTTATGCATTATTAAAATATACAAAATTTTGACTGCATAAATGCTGTAAAAGTTCGATGGAGATGAAATGAATTTGCATATGCCTCAGGATCCAGAATCTGAGGCAGAATTAAAAAATTTGGCGGCAGTTCCATATCAAATAGTAAGCCCCGCAAACAATGCATCTATTATTGGCATTTATCAAGATTCAATGCTTGGGTCGTATCAATTCACTAGACCAAATATTCACTTAGGCCCAAGAGAAGCAATGAATTTGTTGATGATGTTTAATGGAGTAAATGAAAATCTCCTTTTAGAAGATGTAAAGAAAGATGGAGGCATTACGAATTTTGATATTTTGAGTCAAATTATGCCTCCCCTTTCAATGAAATATAAAACTAAAGCATTCAAAGATGATAAAGATGATGCCAAAACATCCAATGCTGTCATTGAAATTAAAAATGGTAAGTATATTCGAGGACAAATGGATAAAAGCGTCATGGGTGCTAGAACAAAGGGTTTGTTACAAAGAGTTTGCAATGATTTTGGTAATATGGCCTCTGCAAAATTTGTAGATGATTTACAAAATGTCATTACTGAATATATGAAATCAAGTGCATTCAGTGTTGGAATTAGTGATTTGATTTCAGACCAAAAAACCAATGATGAAATCGTACAAGTAATTACAAAGAAGAAAAGTGATGTTAAAAATTTAATAGACCAAGTTCAGATTGGTATTTTTGAAAACAATACTGGTAAAACAAATGAAGAAGAATTTGAAACACAAGTGAATAGTATTTTGAATCAAGCTACTTCCGAATCTGGTAAAATTGGTTTGAAAAATCTTGGTAAAGACAACAGATTCGTTATCATGGTAAATGCAGGCTCAAAAGGTTCTGATTTAAATATTTCCCAAATGATTTCTTGTTTGGGACAACAGAATGTGGATGGTAAGCGTATCCCTTATGGTTTTGAAAATAGAACTTTACCACATTTTACAAAATATGATGACTCACCTGGTGCAAGAGGCTTCGTAGAAAGTTCTTATATTAATGGCTTATCACCTCAAGAATTATTCTTCCACGCTATGGGTGGTCGTGTAGGTCTTATTGATACTGCTGTAAAAACTTCTACTACTGGTTATATTCAAAGAAGATTGATTAAAGGCCTAGAAGACTTGAAAGTGGAATATGATATGACGATTAGAACAAATAAAAACAAAATCGTACAATTCTCTTATGGAGATGATAATATTGATACTACAAAAGTAGAAGACCAAGGTATACCAATAGTTTCTATGAGTACACAAGATATTTACGCACATTATCTTATTCCAGAAGAAAAAAGCAGTGTAAAAACACTAGGAAATATATTCTTAAAAAATACTCTTGCTAGATACAAAAAACAAAACAAGGATTTCTTGAGTAAAACGCAAGAATATATTAATATGATGATTGAAAATCGTGAGTTAATTATTAAAAATGTGTTTAAAAATAAAAGCGATTCAAATGTTAGCTGCCCTGTTGCATTTCACTACATTATAAATAATATTCAAGGACAATGCAATATTACGATATCTTCATTGATTGATATTACACCTCTTGAAGCTTTAGAAATGATTGAACGTTGTTATGAAAATTTAACTAAAATTTATTACTCTCCTCCTACAAATTTATTCAAAACATTATTCTATTATTATTTATCACCAAAGGATTTGCTAGTTATTAAAAGATTTAACAAAGCCGCTTTAACATTACTACTAGATACAATTACAATTGATTATAAAAGAGCTATTGTTGCACCCGGAGAGATGGTGGGAATGATCGCCGGTCAAAGTATTGGCGAGGTCTCAACACAAATGACACTGAACACTTTCCATTTTGCTGGCGTTGCTTCCAAATCCAACGTTACCCGTGGTGTGCCAAGAATTGAAGAAATTTTATCACTATCAAGTGATATTAAAAATCCTTCACTAAGTGTTTATCTAAAACCCGAAGACGAACAATATAAGGAAAAAGCCCAAACAATTATGTATATGTTAGAGCATACAAAATTAGAAGAAATTGTAAAATCAGTTGAAGTTTGCTTTGATCCAGATGATCTTAATACGTTGATTAGTGAAGACAAAGATACCATCGAGCAATATAGAGCATTTGAAAATTTGGTTAAAGAATGTGCGGAAGAGTCATTCCAAACCGATGAAAATGAAAAATCAAAATGGATTATTAGAATGGTTATGGATCCAGAGGTTATGCTTGAAAAAAATATTACCATGGATGATGTAAATTATACGTTAAAAAATTGTTTTGACGAACAAATTAATTGTATATATTCAGATTTTAATTCTGATAAACTTATATTCCGTATCAGAATGAATGATATAATTAAGTCTGCTACTGGAAGAGGAGGACAAAAGAAACCTAAAGTTAATCCACTCGATCAATCAGATCAAATTTATATCTTGAAAAATTTCCAAGACCAACTTTTACAAAATGTAGTTTTAAGAGGAATTAAAGGAATAAACAAAGTAATTCTTAGAAAAATTATTGATAATATGGTGGAACATAATGGTGTTTATAAAAAACAAGAAATATGGGTTTTAGATACAATTGGAACAAATTTATTGGATGTATTAGGTGTAGATTTTATTGATAATACAAGAACAATCAGTAATGATATTATAGAAATTTATAATGTACTTGGTATTGAAGCAGCAAGACAA